CCACATATTTTCAGGATTATTTTATTAACCTGACAGCAGTAACCGGAGGACTGATTTTCGCACCTGTCATCTCGACGGAACTTTACAATCAGCTAACCCGTAAAACGGGTGTCAGGGAAATCAGCATTTCAAGGGGCGGGTTCAGAACTGATCTGAATAGTGGTAAAATTAATATATCCATTTGGAATGAGGAAACAATTTTACGTTTATTTTTAAAATATTTTCATTTTCGTTTAGACCGATAAAAGGCTTTATAGGAGCGATTTACGGGTGTCCCTGATATAGTAATACCACCCTGCCAATGAACGTTCGACCGATTGGAGCCACCACAGTTTTAGACGTCGAAAAAAAATGTGTTCATTTTCAGAAAAATCTTACATTTGAGGAAAATTCGTTTCGGACAGCGCCAAACCGCTTAAAATTTCCTGTAATGAATTTCGACAGCCTGAAATCAGTTCAATCAAAAATCATAATTTATGGAAGTACTATCGAAAATTTTACCGTTATCGAAACTGGAAAATAATACAGGTCAGATCGACGGTGTTCCGAAAAACCCGAGATTTATTAAGGATGCCCGTTATCAGAAACTGAAACAATCCGTCATCGAAGATCCCGAAATGCTCGAACTGCGTGAACTGTTAGTTTATCCGCAGAATAATAAATTCGTTGTCATTGCCGGGAATCAGCGTCTGGCAGTTTGCCGGGAATTGAAATTTAAGGAAACGCTGTGTAAAATTTTACCTGCTGATACGCCAGTCGAAAAACTGAAACGGTATATCATCAAGGATAATATTCCGTTCGGCGAAGCCGATTGGGATGCACTGGCTAATGAATGGGATGAAAAAGACCTGATCGCTTGGGGCTTGGAAATCCCATTTTTCGATAATGATCAGATCGAGAAACTGAATGATGCCGATTATCAGGGAATGCCCGAGTTCGTTCCGGGCGACAAACCGTTTATGATAAATATTAATTTTCGTACTGAAGATGACCGTCAGAAATTTATCGAACTGACGAAACTGAAATTCAGTAAGAAATTCGAGAAACAGAATTCGGTATGGTCTGCGTGGTGGCCTGACAGGGAACGGATGGATATGAAATCATTAAGATTTGAGGAAAATGTTAGTACAACGGAAAAATGAGGCGAATAAAATCCTGAACAGGGAATTGATGGAACGATGTCCGCCGGGCGTTGATCCTTATGAATGGACTACATTCCGACAGTATTACAACGATGCCTCGAAACTGATCCTGAATGATCACCCGGCACAACTGGACGTCGAACTGAATTCCAACTGTAACCTGACGTGCAAATTCTGTATTCACGGTGTACGGAAAATAAAAAAACATGAATTGGGATTCGACCTGTTCGACGATATAATCAGTCAGGCACATAAATTCGGGATCCGTTCGCTGAAACTGAACTATATGAACGAACCGCTGTTACTGCCCGAACTGGAAAATTATATTGTTTACGCCCGACGTCGTGGAATGATAAACGTATTCCTGTCGACGAACGGAATCCTACTTACTGACGAACGGTCCCGTTCCCTGATCGATGCCGGGCTGACGAAACTGTTTATCAGTATCGATGCCGTGAATGCCCGGACGTATATGCTTCAGCGTGGATCACCGAAATATAATCAGGTCGTTAATAACACGCTGAATTTTATTGCAGTCCGAAATGAATTAAAAAAACAATATCCGTTAGTCCGTGTGAATTTCCTAAAAAATAAACTGAATGAATCTGAAGAATCTGATTTCGTTGAATACTGGACAGGGAAAGCCGATATGGTCATTATTCAGGAAATGTATGAAACGATCGATAAGGCATCGAATATATTTATTCCGGGAAATGGTCAGCATTTTCGATGTTCGTTCCCGTTCAAACAACTTGTCGTAAATCATCAGGGAGATATCCTGCCGTGTTGTACGATGCACGGGCTGAAAATGGTTATCGGAAATATAAAATCGATGTCGTTGCAGGATGCTTGGAATAGTTCCCGGATGAAAGTCCTCCGTGAAATTCACAGAACTGGCCGTTACGATCTGAATCCCATTTGTAAATACTGTCACGATGGAACATAAACCCCGATATCCTGTTTACATTCCGTCGAAAGGCCGGGCGGACGTCAGTTATACGGCTCGATTCTTTTTGGAAGATGGTTTGGATTTCAGGATTGTTGTTGAACCACAGGAATTCGATGTATATGCAGAAAAGTTCGGAGCAGATCGTCTGCTGAAACTTCCGCAGAATAATCAGGGGCTGATTTACGCCCGGAATTTTATCCGTGACCACAGCATGAAAGAAGGGTTTGCACGTAACTGGCAGTTCGACGATAATATCCGGTGGGTGTACCGGATGAACAAAGGGAAACGAATCCGCTGTAATGCTAACGTCGCACTCCGGGCGATCGAGGATTTCTGCGACCGTTATACGAATATCGGGATTGCAGGACTGAATTATGATATGTTCGCCCTGAATGATACCGACAAACCTTATTATCTGAACTGTCATACGTATTCAGCCTGTTTGTTCAGTAATACGATGCCGTACCGTTGGCGCCTTCGGATGAATGATGACGTCGATATCTGTCTGCAAGTCGTGACGGGCGGAATGTGTACCGTGAATTTCAATTCGTTCCTTGTAAAAAAATGCAATACGATGACCGTCAAAGGCGGTTGTACGACTGAATACAAAGGCTCGAAGTTGGCACGACTGCGGAACGCCAAAATTCTGGCACTTACTTGGCCACAGTATGTAACGGTAGTCTGGAAATTCAACCGTTGGCATTTTCAGGTCAAAGATAACTGGCGATGTTTTCATAACAGGCTGATCCGCCGGACCGATATCGACTGGTCACAGATTCCAGAAACTGACGAATACGGTATTCAGTTAATGAAACGTCAGGAAATTCGTTCAACAGAATTACAACAATTTTATGATGAAAACTCAGGTAAAAAAACGTGAAACAGCAGGTCGTCCAAAAGCTGTGATCGATTGGGTAAAAGTCGGCAGGTACTTACAGGCACAATGCCAGTCGAAACAAATTGCAGGTATTCTCGGAATATCTGTCGATACGTTTTATGTCCGATGTCCGGAAGACAATAAAATGGCTTTTTCGGAATGGTGTGCCTTAAAAAAGGCGGAAGGGTTGGAACTGATCCGTGCGAAACAGTTCGATACGGCTATGGCAGGTGACCGTACGATGCTGATCTGGTTGGGAAAACAACTGCTCGGACAAAAGGATCAGGTCGAACAGACGATACAGATTCCAGAACTGAAAGTTCAGCCATTGAATAAAGACGAACAGGAACGAATAAATAAATCATTGGACGCCCTGAATGAAAGTAACGCCGATTTACACACGGAATCTTGAAGCGATAGCATCCCGGAAACGGTTCATAATAAATCAGGGCGGAACGTCCAGTTCAAAAACATATTCCATCCTGCAAAATATCATCAGCCTCTGTCATATCCGTGATAACCTGATTGTCAGTATCGTCGCAGAAACATATCCGCACCTGAAACGTGGGGCGATGCGTGATTTCTTTCATATCCTGATGAACGAGGGGCTGTATTCTGAATCGAATCATAACCGTTCAGATAATTCGTACCGGATCGGATCGAACCTGATCGAGTTCTTTTCGGGCGATAAGGCAGAACGAATGAAGGGAGCCCGACGGGATATCCTGTTTGTCAATGAAGCATACGGGATCAGTTACGAAATATTTGATCAACTGGAAATCAGAACGAAATGGATCGTACTGCTCGACTATAATCCTGTTGCTGAATTTTGGGTTAACGAAGAACTGCTGAACAAACACTCACAGGATTGTTCGTTTATTCATTCGACGTTCCGGGACAACCCGTTTCTGTCCGACAGGATTATCGAATCAATCCTGCGTCACAGAAATTCGCCGTACTGGTGGACTGTTTACGGTGAGGGGCTGACGGGCAAACTCGAGGGTGCCATATTCCAGAACTGGCGTTATGGGGACTTCGATCCGTACCTGCCATTCAGTTTCGGACTTGATTTCGGATTCAATGACCCTGACGCAATGGTAAAAGTTGCGATCGATCAGCGTAACAGGAAAATGTATTGGGATCAGAAAATTTATCAGTCAGGGAATACACCAGAACAGTTACGGGCGTTAATCAGTCAGTCCGTCAGGCGTAACGACCTGATAACCGCCGACTGTGCCGATGCCCGTATGATTGCCGAACTGAAAAAGTATTTCAATATAAAACCCGTCAACAAACAGCGATGGACGGTATCCGAAGCCTTACGACTGATGCAGGATTATGAACATATCCTGACTGAAGAATCTACGGATCTGGTCAAGGAATTCAATAATTACCTGTGGTCGGATAAACGGGCAGGAATACCGATTGATGATTTCGATCACCTGATCGACGCCGGGCGTTACAGGTTTATGGAAACAGTAAGTAACCAAACTCGAGGACGGGCACGATGGCACATAAATTAATTCCAGTACACAAACTGACACTCGGTCAGATGATGGCTGATCCTGATTACGCAGGATTATCCACAGGGCTGTCACAGTTTGCCGTGCCGGATCAGATCCGTATCGGGCGACGCCGATATCCTGTTCCGCAGACGATGGATGAACTGTCAGGAAATATCTGTTACGGCCAACGGCTGTTCTTTGCCCGTGAAGAACCAAACGATTACGGTGTAATTATCAGGGTGATTGATGGTTACTATTTCCCGATCGTAACTGGTGAAAAATGGGATCAGGATCGTGCATTATTATTCGGAAAAAAAGTTCTAACTTGCGTCGTTCAGGATTTGTACCCGGTAGTGATTCACATAATAAACCTGATCGGCGAAATGATTTCCCGTGAACAGAAACTGCTCCATCGTGATCCATCGAAAATGGAGTTAGCAGCAGGTATCGAAAAACTGAACGTATATTCTGAACTGTCAGCCCTGAACTTTCTGAGGGATTCCATGAAAATAACTGTCGGCGAAGTCCTGCTGACGCCGTATAATGAATGCCTTGTCAGATTTATGCACGAAAAGGAGATGCAGGACTATAACGCCCGATATGTCGAACTGCTGAATCAGGAACAGAAACCAAAAGACAAAAAACATGGCAGATCCTAAAACACGATATTTCGAAGTCGATACTAAGAAACAAAATCCTGCTCGTGGGACTGTCCGTACGGGATTCCTACAACGTCCTGCTGGAATAGGAACAAGTGCATTTAAAGACGAACTGGGAGATATTCTTTCAATTCAAAGAAGCGGTGCAGGGATAACACTTAACCTTACAGAAGCAACGGTGAACTTCGATTACAATGCTGCCTATAACGCCAATCCTGCACTTGCAGATATGCTATATAAAAATGTTCAGCTTAACCATGACAGGAAACTAACATCAGTGCTACTACCGCACTTGCATTGGTTTCAAGCTAAAAACTATATTCCGAACTTTTTGTTTCAATATCGTTGGCAAATTAATGGCGGGGCAAAAGTAACAGCATGG